AATCATCAAAAATTTATATCGAAAATGGCAAAGAAATACATTCAAAAACAATTTCGGACAGAATAAGATTCAATAAATTAGATAAAAATCATAATTTAGAATACAAAGTCGTAAAAGGTAAATACAAATATGTTTACTTGTTTGACAAATCATTTGCTGATAAGTTAAATAAATTAAAAAAAACTTATCCTTAATGCGGTAGCTAGAGCATAGTGCAATAGTACCATTATTGTAAAGGCGGTGCGACTCCGACCCTACCGCTCCAAAATATTATTGCAAATTCATAAAAAATTAAATAAATATTAAATTACCTTAACTCAAAGGGCAAAAGAGGATTATGGCTAGACCAAAAAAATATAAAATAGATACTGAACAAGTAAAAAAATTAGCACAATTTGGATGTACAAATAAAGAAATCGGAGAGTTTTTCGGTTGTTCTGCAGATCTTATTGAAAAGAGTTATTCGGAATTTCTGATAAAAGGAAGAGCAAACGGAAAAATAAGACTCAGACAATTACAATGGTCATCAGCAGAAAAAGGAAATGTGGCTATGCTCATATTTTTAGGAAAAAATATTTTAGGACAACAAGATAAATTAGAAGAAAATCAACTAGAAACTCCTTTACCTTGGTCAAATGATTAATGCCATTATCAAAACCTCAAAAGGAAGTAATATCACATAAGGCAAGATTCCGAGTTCTTATTACAGGAAGGCGTTTCGGAAAAACATTTTTAGCAATCAATGAATTGGCTAAATTTGCAAGTCAATCAAATAAAAAAGTATGGTATGTAGCTCCTAGTTATCGTCAAGCTAAATCAATATGCTGGAATGATTTAAAAGATAGATTGATAAAACATAAATGGGTAAAATCAGTAAATAATAGTGATCTTACTATCATATTAAGAAATAATTCAAGAATATCACTTAGAGGAGCAGATAACGAAAATAGCTTGCGTGGTATTGGTCTAGATTTTTTAGTAATGGACGAATTTGCAGATATTCATAAGCAAGCGTGGTATGAAGTATTAAGACCGACATTATCAGATACTAAGGGACATGCACTTTTCTGCGGAAGTCCTCGTGGTTTTGGTAATTGGTCATATGATCTTTTTAAATTAGGCGAAACTAATACTGATTGGAAATCTTTTAAATATACTACACTTGAGGGTGAACAAGTCATGCAAGACGAGATTGATCAAGCAAAAGAAGATTTAGACATGCGAACCTTTCAGCAAGAATATGAAGCGACTTTCGTAAATTATTCTGGAATGATTTATTATAATTTTGATAGAGAAAAAAACTTAATTGATAAATTTACAAATAGACAATCAACTTTGCATATAGGATTAGATTTTAACGTAGACCCTATGTGTGCAGTTGTTTCCGTAATAGAAAATGATATTATTATTGTTATAGATGAAATACAAATCTATAGTAGTAATACAAATGAAATGTGCGACGAGATTAAAACAAGATATAAAAATAAAATAGTGGTTTATCCTGACCCAAGTGCAAGACAAAGAAAAACATCTGCTGGTGGTTTGACTGATTTAGCCATTCTTAAAAATGCAGGCTTTGAAGTAAAGTCAAGAAATACAGCACCTTTAGTAAGAGATAGAATTAATGCAGTGAATTCAAAACTAAAAAATGTAAATGGTAAAAATAGTTTGTTCATTCTAAATAGTTGCAAAAATGTAATAAAAAGCATAGAAAGACAAATATACAAAGAAGGAACACATATACCAGATAAAGAAAGTGGCTATGATCATATGAACGATGCATTAGGATATATGATAGAATATAATTATCCTCTAAAAAGAAATTTTGTTACTAGTCCTCCTAGAAGGTGGAGTTGATGAACAGAGAATTCTTACAAAAAAAACACCCACTATGGCATGCAAATATTGCTAATTGGGAATTTTATATTCGTAGTTATCTTGGTGGAAATGATTATAAAAATGGATATTATTTACATAGATATATTTTAGAAAGTCCTGAAGAGTATGATCAAAGAATTAGACATACTCCATTAGACAATCATTGTAAAAATGTTGTTCAAATCTATACAAGTTTTTTATGGCGAGTTCCTCCGACTAGAGATTATGGAACACTTGACGGCGACCCACAATTAGAATCTTTTTTAGCTGATGCAGATTTAGACGGAAGAAGTTTTGATACTGTTATGCGAGAAGTTCAAATGAATGCAAGTATCTATGGAAACTGTTGGGTTATTATTGATAAGCCACAGACCAATGCAAAGACTAGAGCAGAAGAATTACAACAAGACATAAGACCTTATATGTCAATTTATACTCCAGAAAATATCGTCAACTGGAATTATAGAAGAGCTGCAAGTGGTAGATTCTATCTAGATATGTTGCTTATAGTAGAAGATATAAATGCAGATAGAGCTATTCTAAAATTATTTACAGAAGAATCAATAATGACATATGAAGTTGAGGATTATGATAAAGAATACGCAGACGGTGATGCAAAACTTCTTGAAGAAGTTCCTAATCCAATAGGAAAGATTCCTGCAGTCAATGTTTATAATTTAAGAGGTAACAAACGACCAATTGGTATTAGTGATTTAGCAGATGTTGCATTTTTACAACAGTCTATCTATAACGACTATTCAGAAAAAGAGCAATTAATTAGATTAGCTAACCACCCTAGCTTAGTAAAGACTCCTAATGTCGAAGCCAGCGCAGGTGCTGGTTCTATCATAGAAATACCAGAGGACTTACAATCGGATTTAAAACCTTATATCATTCAACCAAGCGGACAAAACTTAGACGGAATAATGAAATGCATTCAAAATAAAGTTGATGCAATAGATCGTATTACTCACATGGGTTCAGTAAGAGCAACAGGAACTCAGATAGCAAGTGGCATTGCGCTTCAGACAGAATTTCAGCTTTTGAATGCTCGTTTATCCGAGAAAGCAGACTATTTAGAAAATGCAGAAGATCATATTTGGTCTTTGTTTGCAAAATGGCAAGATAGAGATTGGGACGGTTCAGTTGATTATCCAGATACTTTTGACATTAGAGATTGGGCTAATGATCTTCAATATTTACAAATGGCAAAAGCTAGTGGCATCAAATCTGAAACATTCAACAAAGAATTAGATAAACAAATAGCTGAAGCTGTCATTGATGATAATGAAACTATTAAAACTATTAATGATGAAATAGATTCATCAAGAACAGTTAGAGGACAATTTCAAACAACAGAAGTAGAAGGACAAACAGTCGGTGGCGAAGAGGAAGAAGAAAGTTAGAAAAGTAGCTAGAGATAAAGAAACAAATGTTCCTAAAAAATATTTGTCTGGTCTCAAAGGTGCTAAAAAAGTAAGACGAGCAAATCTTATCAAACAAGTAAGTAGTTTATACAGATCAGGTGCTAGAATACCTTTATCATTACTAAGAAGTAGGACAAAAGCATAATGGCTAGCAAATTTAGAAAAGCACTATCAGCATCAACAGTTGCAACTCTTAAAAGAAAAGCAAAGAAATCAAAGTTATTTAATTTAGCAGATTTAAAAGCATCTTATCGAAGAGGGCAAGGTGCATTTCTTGCAGGTGGTAGTCGTAGAGGAATACCTATGAATGCTTGGGCTATGGCTAGAGTAAATAAATTAATTAGTCGTGGTCGTAGTGGTACATTTGATACAGATATTATTAGAAGAGCAAGTAAACGAAAAAGAAAAAAATAATGGTTGCTAAACTTTCAACAATAAGAGAAAAGATAAGAAAAGGTAAAAAACTAGGATTTAGTGAAAGAGCTAGAGCAGTCGCTAGAGGAATATTACCTTCAAAAGCTAAAAAGAAAAAAAAGAAAAGATAATGCCTTTAATCAAAGGTTATAGTAGAAGATCAATAAATAAAAATATAAAAACAGAAATGCGTTCTGGTAAATCTAGAAAACAAGCAGTAGCGATAGCTTTATCAGTAGCAAAGAAAGCAAAAAAAAGGAAAAAAAGATAATGGCTACATATCAAGGTAGAAAAGTTACATTAGGAAAACCATTTCGTACGCCAGGTCAAAGAAAAAAATTTGCAGTTTATGTAAAAGATAAAAAAACTAATAATGTTAAAAAAGTTAGATTTGGCGATCCGAACATGTCAATTAAAAAAAATATACCAGCAAGACAAAGATCATTTCTTGCAAGAATGGGAGGAGTACTCAAACAAGTCAAAGGACAGAAAACACTTTCGCCAGCATATTGGTCAATAAGAGCATGGAAGAAAAACTTCCCATTATAATTTATGTCAAAAATTTTAGATCAATTAGCTGATCAACATGAACAAAGAATAATAGAAACTTTATATCGTTTAGAGGACGATATTATAAAAGAAGTCACTAGAGCTACTGGTGGTAATCTAGATATTGAAACAAGAATAGCAATACAACTACAACCTAAACTTAGAGCTTCAATAGAAGAAAATTTTCTTAATGAAGCAGATTTAATTATTAATGAAGAATATAACAAAATAGCAAAAGATGTTTTAGATGCATTTGGCGAAATGCCTATTCCTGCTAAATTTAAAAATCTTACAGAAGTCGATTTAAGAACTATCAACGCATTAAAATATCAAGCATTTGCAGGATTTGAAGATATTGCTGAAAGATTTTTAAAAGTAATAAATGATGAAGTTTATTCT